AGAGATAATGCCCTTATTGAAGTACAAAACACTGCTAATGGCGGTGATAATATAGAATTTCAGATTCACGTAAGAGATAACGCGAATAATTTAAAAAAACGTATGGCAATTAATTGGCAAGGTAATATACATTCCAATTATGATAATGCTAATGTTCAACATTATTATGGTAGTCAAGGTGGATTTATGGGTGGTAATTCCTCTCATAATATAAGAGCAGCAGGTACCCTGTTTATGTTAAACGCTGGTGGTGGTAGCAGTCAAATTGTACTTGAAATAAATGGTTCTAATAGGGGTTCAGTTAGCTCAAGTTCAAGTTCTGGTGTTTTCTCAGACAGAGACATGAAAGAGAATATACAAGATATAGAAATAGGGTTAAGTGAAGTATTACAACTAAGACCAAGAAGATTTAAATATAAGACTGGGGCTCATGAAACATACGGGTTCATAGCTCAAGAAGTAGAAACAGCAGTACCTCTTTCTGTTGATGAAATAGAATTACCTGAAGCTGATCCAGAAGCAAATAAAACAACTTTAAAAACATTAGATACAACTTCTTTAATTGCTGCTTTGGTAAAATCAGTACAAGAACTAGAAGCTAGAATAGCTACATTAGAAGGATAAATAGTAGTATGGCAATATCATATCCAATATCTTTAGTCGCAATTAACGCAGAAAATACTGCAGTAAATTCTGGGAGTTTAACTACGCTTTCACAAAATGCTATTGAAGGCCTTTCTACGCTAAATGAATCTCCTTATGCAATGAGTGAGTTTAATAATTATTCTCATGCATTTACTAGTACGTATAATAATGCAACACAAGGTGGTCAAGCAAAGGGTGGTGGAAACGTCAGAAATAGCGCAACTCCTAATACTTCAGATTGGCCTGTAGGATTTGACGGATCTGATTGGGAGGCTTATCACTTTATAACTAATCCTGGTCAGGGTGGTATAATTCTACAATTTAGGAGGAGTGGTAATCATACCTCAGGAAATACTATAGCGCTTGGATGGACATCAATCACCTCTTCTGGTACTAACTCTTGGACTATAAATCGTTCAAGTATGTCGTATAGCGCAACTTTTAGTAATAACATAACTTATGTGCTCTTTACAATCACAAGCGGCAGTTATATAGCTGCATCTGGAAGCGGAACTTATACTTTAAATGTTTAGGAAATAATATGGCAAAACTATTAACAGAAATAAATAATATACTAAGTGCACCAGAATTAGTGCGTGAAGCTGCTAAAGAAGAAGAATATTATACAAAAAATAATCATCCAGAAATTGTAGGTGAAATGGTATGTTCTATAAGTAGAGATGTGTCAAAAGATGTTGGTCCTTTAGGTTTAGGATCTCAAGAAATAGTTAATGCTTTTCAAAAAGAAACTAATAAATCTGTTTTAAGTTATAAAACGTATTTGCAATACAACACTTCTTCATCAGATACGCCATATGTGCATACTGATCAATTTTTAACTTTGAATAATGAATGGTATCCCGTAAATTATATTTGCAATGTATACCTTACACCTTCTTCTATTGCTGCAGAAAATTCTTGGTTTGAATTTTTTACAGCCGATGAATTAGATGAGTCTGCAGAAATGGAAGATTATCTTAAGCTTGAAGATAATAAAATAACTTCGATTGGTACTAAATCATTTGAATTTAATAAAGGCATTTTATTTGATTCTAGCATTCCGCATAGAAATGCTCCAATATGTAATAACTATTGGGGTACAAACGTAACAGATAGTCCATTGTGCTTTACCGTCTTTATGAATACAACTTAAAAAGAGAAATATATTATGAATTTATTGAACATTCAATTACCTAAAAATCATTTTCATACACTATTACATTTAGCTCAAAATAAACAGCATAATGTATATAGTAATTGGCATTATTCTACTAGTTATGAAAATACTTGTGGAATATATACCTTAACCGAAGAAGATAACACATTTATTCATACTGCACAAAAAGAAGAGGTAATTGAATATGTTCAAAAATTTATCGATTATTATAATATTGATATATTACAAGTTGCAGATCCTCGTAAAGCGTATTTACATACACACTTCAAAGACTTAGTCTTATATATTGGGCCAACAGAAGAAGCCGCTCGTTTAGAAACAAACAAATTATTTTCAAAAGAAATTGCAAATAAAGTCGGCATTAAAACACCTAAGATACTAAAACAAGGAAGATATTCAGATAGTGATTATGGCACTAATCTTACCTTTCCTACTATAGAAAAACCAGCTAATTTTTGGAATTCAGCTGTAAACTTATTTAATAAGAAAGATGCAGAAACAGCTATTGAATTAAGAAATCAAGGCGAGCATCCTGCATATGGACATGAATATGATGAATACTTTATAGAAGAATATATTGACGATATGATAGAAACAAATGTATTTTTTGTAATAGCCAATGGTGAATATAGAATTACTCACACACAAGAAATTATAGGAGAAAATTTAAATAAAACTATACAACAAAAGGTATGGTATTTTGGATCATATATTAAACCTTTAAAACCTGAAGTTGATATTATTGTACGAAAAGAAGCTGAATTATATTTAAAAGAAATAGCGAAGATGGGAGGCAATTACGAAGGAAGTTTTTGTGGTGCTTATACCTCTACTGGAGAATGGTATTTTTTAGAAATAAATGTAAGGCCTGATATATTTAATAGCACTCCAACTTTTATGACTGGAGAAGACTATATAAAAGGAATGTTCGAAGATATATCTTTATTTGAAAAAGCATGGGAAAATGTAATATGTGATAAACTTTTAATTACACATTCAGATCATAATACAGAATATCCATTACATTTACATGAAAAGCACAAAGTGTCTCTTCCTAATAATTTAGAATGTAAAGATAATAAATTTTATGTATCTAATTTCGCTACTGGTGGTGAAGGATGTGGCACTATAATAGCAGATCATAATATATCAAAAGAATTTATCAAAGAAATAGAAGAAACCACTACGTGGACATTTAACAAGGATCCAAATGGATAAATACGCAAAATGGTTTTGGATAATAATGGGTATTATATTTCTTGGAGCATTAGAAGATATATTTAATGAATAATTATTGGACTTATACTCCTAGTAATCATATAGATTTTAATGATAAACTGAGAGCTTTAATAGATTCTACTCCTAAGGGTAAACAATCTCAAAAACAACCTGTGAGTCATTATGATGGTTATAATCATGCTAAATCAATTAATGCAAATTATCCAGAGTTTCAAAAATCAAGACAATATTTAACATGGTATGAACCAGAAGCTCTTACTGGATATGTAGATATACCACCACCAGATATAGATGATTCAGATGACCAAATATATAAAATAAGTTTTTGGCAAAGAGTTGCTCCTTTAGTAGAAGAGTTTGCAAGAGAAGTTGCGGTTAAACCAGAAACTGGATTAAATTATCAAATTAATGTTGATATGATGTGGTTTCACAGAATGGATAACGGAGATTATGATAATTGGCATAATCATTCTTTTTGTCAATGGGTCGGGGTTTATTATATAGATTTGCCTGAAGGAAAACAAACTTTATTGCAAGATTACGAGGGTAATGTATTTCAACCAGATGTGTCGGAAGGACAATTATTAATATTCCCAGCATCATATATACATAAATCTCCAGAAGTAAATGAACGAAAAACAGTAATTAATTTTAATTTTAATGTGAGTACTAAATACACATTAGATACTATAAATAGATTAAAGGAAACACATCCTAATAACTATTTTGATAAAGATGACGGTATAAAACCATATAAATAAAAGAGAGGAACTAATAAATGAAGTTTTATAGAAATAACGATATTGATATTGATCAATTGAGAGAACAACTTATTATAGACGAAGGACAGGTAAATGAAATATATAATGACCATCTTGGTTATGCTACATTTGGCATTGGGCATCTTGTCATCGAAGGAGACCCAGAATTGGGGGCTTCGATCGGCACTCCAGTCTCAGAAGAACGTGTTGTCGAAGTCTTTAAAAAAGACGTACAAACTGTTATAGCTGATTGTAAAATATTACATGAAGGCTGGGACGGATATCCAGAAGAAGCTAAACAAGTAATAGCTAATATGATGTTTAATATGGGTAGAACTAGGCTGAGTAAATTTAAAAAGCATAACGCTGCATTAGTATGTGGTGATTGGAAAGCTGCTGCTGTAGAGGGTAGAGATTCGCGTTGGTACAAACAAGTTACGAACAGAGCAGAAAGATTGATGTCTAGACTCGAAAATATATAAATAGATATATCTAAGAGGAAAGAAATATGGCCAAACCAAATTCAAGAGCAACACTTATCTCATATTGCAAAAGAGCTTTAGGCCATCCCGTTATCGAAATTAACGTGGATGAAGATCAAGTAGATGATAGAATAGATGAAGCTTTTCAGTTTTATAATGAATACCACTCTGATGCTGTTGAAAAAATATTCTTAAAGCATAAAGTAACGGGTTCAAAATTAACGTTAACTGCTGCAGTAGCTACTAACTTTAGTGTAGGAGAAACAATTACTGGTGCAACTTCAGGCGCTCAGGCAGTTATAACAACTACGAGTGGAAGTATAATAGGATATAGTTCATTAACAGATTCAGAGACAGTTTTTGCTAATGAAGTTATTACTGGTGGAACTTCTTCTGCCTCTGCTACCATAGCTAGTATTTCGAAAGGAGATATTGAGAATGGTTATATTACTATTCCTGACCTAGTTACAAACGTAGTTAAAGTTTTTCCACTTAGCGATACCTCAGCGAGCGTAGGCTTATTTGATATTAAATATCAATTGCATATGAATGATATATATTCATTAGGATTTATGGGCAATCTGATGTCTTATGCTATATCAAAACAATGGTTAGCAATGGCAGATCTATTAGTAGATGCCGATGAAAAACATATTGATTTTAATAGACACAGAAATCAATTAAGAGTAGATATGGATTGGTCTTCTGAAATGATTGCAGATGAATCGTATTTAGTATTAGAAGCCTTTAGAATATTAGATCCAACAACATATACAGACATATACAACGATTATTATTTAAAAAGATATGCAACTGCTTTAATTAAAAAGCAATGGGGAATTAATTTATCTAAGTTTGAAGGTATGGTAATGCCAGGTGGCGTTACGTTTAATGGAAGACAAATATTAGAAGACGCAAACGAAGAAATTATTAAATTAGAAGAAGAAGCAAGATTAAATTGGGAAACACCAATAGACTTCTTAATAGGATAATATAATGGCGAGAAATGTTTATTTCTCTCAGGCTGTCAAGTCCGAGCAAAACATGTACGAAGACTTAGTCATAGAGGCATTAAGAATCTATGGACAAGATGTATATTACTTGCCTCGAAATATTATAAGTCGTAATAATGTATTAGGTGAAGATAGAGCATCTAAATTTGATGATGCATATATGATTGAAGCTTATATTGAAAATGCAGAAGGTTTTGAAGGTTCAGGAGATTTATATTCTAAATTTGGTTTAGAAATAAGAGATGACGCTACATTTATTATTTCTAAGCGACAATGGGAAAAATATGTCGGCTTTTATACACCAGATGTAGTCAAACCTCAAGAAGGAGATATAATATTCCTTCCAATGACAAATAAGTTCTTTGAAATCACATTTATAGAACACGAACAACCATTTTATCAATTAAGTAATTTACCTGTATATAAGATGCAGTGTCAATTGTTTGAATATAATGATGAAGATTTTGAAACCGGTGTTGATGCAATCGATGATGTACAAGAAACAGCATCATATATAACAACTATGAATTATACTGCAAGTGTATCAGGTGCTCATCCAGAAGTTGGAGAAACTATAACTCAAGCACTTAGTACTGATCCAGCAATAAGTGTATTCGGCGAAGTTCAAACTCTTGATATACTTACAGGAACAACAGGTAGGATTGGCGTTTCTAATATTGGAGTGACTGGAGTCGCAGCGATGAGAGAATTCGAAGCTTCTTCAACCTTAACAGTTTCTTGTGCAAGATCTGACGGTCAAAGCGCAGCAATAATTACTATAACTAAAGTTTATGATATCGGTGATAATAGTATATTCTATGATCCTAATGAAGGCGATGCTGGTGCATCAGCATTTGAAGTAGGTGCAGATGGATTTATGGATTTCACTGAAATAAACCCATTTGGAGATCCTTCGGATAGTTACTAATGTTTGGAAATCATTTTTATCACGCAACTCTTAGAAAATCTGTAGCGATTTTTGGTACAATGTTTAATGACATTAATGTTATTAGATTAGATGGTACTGGTGGAGTATTAAATCAAATTAAAGTACCATTAGCATATGGTCCTAAACAAAAGTTTTTAAGTCGTATTGATTCACAAACTGGATCTGATGCAAGAATGGCAATTAAATTACCAAGAATGTCATTTGAAATAACGTCTTTAGAAGTAGA